TAGCGAAATTTACGGCAGTGGCTCTTACTTCGGTGGTATAATTTTTATAGTCTCTACTAGCCGTTTGCACGCTAAACGAGCCGCAAAGATATAAATCATTACTTGATGCGCGCGTAGTCGCGCCGTCGGCTTGCGTAAAGTCGTCGCTAAGCGGGCTTTGCTCGCTAGCGGCGTCGGCATACCCTAGCCAAAGCTTTAAGCTATCGCCGAATACGGGCTTGGCGTATATGCCGCTAACGCTAAAGCTTACCTCGTCGCTTTTGCTTCCTTCCTTATCGTCGAAATTTAGGCTGATTAAATTTGCCCTAATAATATCTGTAACGTCTTTGCCGTTTGCTTCCAGCTTAAAATTTGGATGCTTTACCATAGCTTATTTTGCTCCTTGGCTTTCTCTTTTATCTCGGGCAAAAATACCTTGTCGCCCGCTTTAAGCGTAGCGGCTAGTTTTGGATTTAAAGCCAGCACCTGCTCGAAAAATTTTAAATGTCCGTAATGAGAGTAAACGATAGTATCGAGCCTATCGCCGTCTTTGGCTATGTAAATTTTAGTCATAATCTCTCCTGAGCTCCAAACTAAAGCTCTGCGTAAAAAACGCTCCGTTTGGGGTAAATACGGCTTGTTTTTCGCTGATTTTTGTGACCGCGAACCTGCCGAAATATTTGCCGTTTCCGTTGGTTAGCGCATAGCTTTGCCTACCGCGGGCTAGCTCGTAAAGCCTTTTTAACGCCGTCTGTTTATCTCCTTGATAAGGTAAGGTTTGACCGTCCACGCTTATAGTTTGGTTCCCTAAATTTGCCGCAAATAAAACGGGGTGATTTTGGATGCGGTCCTGCGAGCTTATACCGAACTCTGTTTCCAGCGATATACCGCCTACTTGTTTCCAGTTAAATTTAAATCCGCCCAAATTTAATACCATGTCGCTACCTTTGCTCTCTTATTTCGGTGTTGGCGCTGTTAAATTCATCTCTTTTAAGTGCCTCTTTGACGCCTCTTGTTATTTGAGCCTTGAAATTTTCTAAATCGAATTTGCCGCTTTCCCCAAATAGCCTAAAATCCCCCGTGAAGGTAACGTTAATAGCCCCCGGGGCGCCGCCTACTTTTTCTTTGTATCCGGGCAATGCCCCAAGAATGCCGCCGACTCCGCTCGGTTTTTTGGCATCAATGCTTGGCGTCGCTTCGTTCGCCTTTAAAATTTGGTTTATGGAAGCGTTTGGGTTTTTGTCTTGGAGCGTATCCAAGCTAAACTGCGGCAAGCCTGTATACGCAGGCAACTTGACGTCTTTTATCGGGTCTTTTGCCTTAGCGATCTTGACTTCCTGCGGTGCGTCATCGTTGAACCAAGAAAAAGGGTTGTACCAATTTGCCTCTTTTCCGTCTCCTATACCAAGGGCGTCTTTCGTCCAATCAGTAGCTGCCCCGAGTGCATCGCCGATAGAGCTAACCGTATCTACGATCCATTGAAATTTGCTTGCCACCCAATCAAAAAAGCCCCCGAATAGCTTGCTCCAAAAATCTATCGAGGCGTTGAATATGGGCTTTAAAAAATCGGCTATAGGCATGAATATATCTTTGAAGAAATTTGCCACAGGGGTAAAGATAGAGACTATACTGTCGTATGCCCATCTAAATACCTCCATGATAGCGTCTATAAAGCCGCCCGCCATCTCGTATATCTTTTGCCAGATAGAGCTAAGAAAGCCGGCTATCCCTTGCCAAATACCGCTAAAAAAGTTTGCGACGCTTTGCCAAATTTCTTTAAAAAACTCCGCTACGCTACCCCATAGGTTGTTAAACCAGTCAGCTACGCTTTGACATACGTTTTTGATCCAAACTATCGCGTTATCCCAAGCCGTCTTTACCTTTTCCCAAAAATTTAGGAAGAATTCTTTGACCTCGTCCCAGTGTTCTACGATATAGGCTCCCGCTGCCCCTATGGCTACGACGAGGGCTCCGATACCTGTAGATATAAGAGCTAGGCGCATAATCTTTGCACCGATGGCCGCAGCCGTGAAGCCCGCGCGTAAAATAACTAGACCTCTGCCGAAAGCCAAAGAAAGCGCGGTAGATATCCTTACTACCGTATTCCATGCTGCGGCTAGTATCAGAGCGGCTCTGAGCCTAGCCCCTACGAGCCACGTGGCTGCCGCTTGTATCTTAAGAGCTGTGGCATGAGCCAGGGTTCTAGCTCTAGCTATCATCGTAACGGGGTTTAAAAACCTAAGCACCCTGACCAAGGTTATAAACGCATCCGTTGCGCTAAGGGCGGCTATCATTACTATCAAAAATACGGGCTTAAATAGCATAAGCCCCGCTACCGCGCTTATCATTACTGCCGTAAGCGTTGGAAATTTAGCGCTTAAGTCGCTTAAGAATTTAGCTAAAGAGCTCAACATCGACGCTAAAGAGTTGGTAAGCGGCAAAAAGGTTTCTCCTAAACTAGAGCCTAAATTTCTCCAGGCCTGCATAAGCCTTTGGATGCCCGACTTTGCAGTATTTAGTTTAACCTGTAATTCTTTTTGCATGCTTCCTGCGGCTTCGTCCGAAAAGGCCATTTTCATATTGGCTTTAAAAGCATCCATATTGGTGATGAGTCCTGCGATCTCGTCGCTAAAATTTCCTCCCATAAGATCATAAAGTAGTCCGGCTTGGAGTTCTTTGGGCGCAGCGGCAATACGATCTAAAAATAGCGTTACGGCCCCCGCTGCATCTTTGCCGATAGCCGTTTTTAAATGTTTAGCATCTAGGCCTATCGTAGCTAGCGCCTCGTGAAATTTCTTGCCTTGGTTGTCTATATTGGCTAGCCTGGTATAAAGGGAATTTAGCGAAGTGCCTACGACCGACGGGGCTTTGCCGGTACTTAGCATGCTTGCCGCGATCGCACTGGCGGCTTTTTCGTTTAATCCGAGCAAATTTGCATTTCCAGCCGTTAAAGAGGTGGCCGTAAGTATGTCGGCTGCTCCTGCGTTAGTGACTTTATTGTCAAGCAAATTCACTACGTCGAAAAACTCTTTGAGCTCATCGACCTTATCTAGCTTAAAGCCCACTTTCATATTATTAGCTGCAGTAGCCACTTGCTCGGCGCTCATTTCAAACGCCGTAGAACCCGTAGCCAACAGTCTCGTATACTTTACGAGATCTTCGCCGGCTAAATTTATCTTGCCTCCGCCGCTTGCGATATTTGCGATATTTTCAAAGCTTTCTCCAAGCTCACTTGAAAGCCCTCTCATCTCGTTTTTTAGCTTTAGTAAGTTTTCTTCGCTATCGTCTACGTATTTTTTGACGTTAGCAAAGGCCGCTTCGTCGTCTATGGCTAGTTTTATAGGCACTGCTATGACACTGGTTTTTAAAGCGTTTGGTATTTGGGCCAGCTCGCTCGTTAGATTCGACCTCATGCTCCTTAAATTTTCTTGTAAGTTATTTAATCTGGCGTTATCAAGAGAACCCAGAGCCTGCCTAGCCTCATTTATCGTCCTGGTCATATTCCTTAGACTATCTCTTAGTGTATTTATCTGGCTTAGGCCTCTAACGGCTAGGCCGATACCGATACCTACCGACGTCTCTTGCATTTGCGCTCCTTTTTGTGATACAATTCCTATAAAAAGGATTAAATATGAAAGTGTTTTTACTTATCGCCTTATTTGCGGCTTTGTTTTATATTTATCCCGGCCTTTTTGATAATGTCATAGCCGTACTATTTGGTCTTGGCTTGCTAGGCGGCTTTATAGGCATCGTCGGCTACGTTTTAAAAGAGGCTCAAAAAGCGGTTTCATAAAAGCAAACCGCTAAAATTTACTCTTTAATATCTCCTCTGCGATCCCTAAAAATTTTACGTATTCGTCTGTGCTAAACTCCATAATTTCATCAAACGAAAAATGAAGCGTATGACCTATTATCGCTACGCCCTCAAAGGTATGGCCTAGGACAAAAAACGCGCCACCGCGCTAAGAATAAGCGAACAGTCTTTAGCTTCTAGCTCCTCAAGCTCGGCTTCGCTCATACAAGTAAGGTTGCTAGCTAGCCTAAAAGTCAAATCGGCCTCGCTGCCTTTTGTGCCGCTCATAGCAAAGCGAAGATCTTTGCCCTTTGGATGCCTGATTTTAACTTCGTTACCGCCTGATAGCGTAACGACGGTGTATTTGATACCGTCTTGTTCGATGATTTCATTTTTCTTGCTCATTTTTATTCCTTTGACTTAAAATTTAAAGGCCTTTAAAGGCCGTTTAATCTATCGGCGCAGCTCTCGTCGCCGATAGAAAATATTTATTATTCGCCCAAATTTGAACGCACTTGCGCCAAATAATCCACCCCACCTATCAGGCATATCATGTTTTCTACGTCAAATAGCGCCACAGGGATTTTGCCTATATTTATATCTAAAAAATGTACGGCTAGTTTGACACTCACTTCCATCTCTTTTCCGCTTTCAAAGCTTCCCGGGTCTATCTCGGTAATATCGCCGGTTACGGCCATAGAAAAAGGCTCGGGAGCGCCTTTGCCCGCTTGAAATACGCTAGCTTTAAATAAAAAAGGAATTCTGTTATTCCAAGTATTTAGCCCGTATCCAAGATAGGTATTTTTATCGAGTACGCTTAGCTTAAACTCCATTTCTACGGGTTTTATCGTCCCGCTTGCGAAATTGCCGCCAAGCGCGCCTTTGACTTCGATCATCTCTTGTTCTATCTTTGGGATAGTTAGAGATTTAACGACGCCTAAATATCCTTGGCCGTTTATAAAAACATTGGCCTCCTGAACGACCTGAGGTATCTGTCTTTTTACCATAACTTTTTTCGTAAAGTAAGCCTGCTCGTCTTGCTTCGCCTAGCTTCGTTAATCTTAAAATTTTAATGCTCACATACTACATGTATGCTCCGCTTAAAATTTTAAGACTGCCTCGCCATGCTGCGCAATACTTCGCGATCGCCGTTTATGTTCGGCCATTTACTTTTACTACTTCTCCTTTCTTTGAATTTATTTGTTTAGCTCGTTCATCAGCGTTTCGCCGTATTTATCGACATAGATAAAATCAAGCGTTAGCTGTTTTACGATAGGGGTGTTTTGCATTCTGACGTCTAGATAAAATTTGCCGTCCGTAATGTTTGCTAGCGTATTTTTCTCGCTCCAAGATAGCTCGTATCCGAGCAATACCTTTGCTCCTACAAGCCCCCTAAGCAGCTCGCTAACGCTTCTTTTGGCGTGATAGTGTTGATCGGCTTTTTTATCTATCGCAAATAGCACGCCTTTTTGGCAAGCCTGCGAAATACGGTCAAATACTCTAACGCGCGCTAAATCCTTCCATATAGTATCCTGGTCGCTAGTCTCTCCGCCCCAAGCCCTAAAGCCGCTTTCTCTGATGACGGTCGAAATTTTAGCCGCCCTTAGCTCATCAGCCGTGCACGTCTCGCCAAGCTCGAAATCTACGTCTACTTCCGTGCCCGAAACCCCTATCATCACTCTGTTTGAGTAGCTGTCGCTATATCCGAACTCGCTTGCGCCGTCCGTATGAGCTATCATTCCGGCTATTCTAGCGCTTTGCCCTTCATAGACGTAAGCGTTCGTTTCATCGTCCCAAACCTTGACGTTAGGATACGCTGCAACGAGCCTTCTAGTGCCGAAGTCTCCCATCTTTACTATCGCTGCGGCCGCGTCCTGGGCTTTTAGATCTATGATGCCGGTCGCTTTTAGCCTGGTAGCTACTTTTTCTATCTCGCCTTTTACGGCGTCTTCGTGGCTAAATCCCGGCGCTATAATTAAATTTGGGTTATATCCGAAGCGAGATTTTGCTTTGGTTAGCTCTGATATAGCATTTTTACACTCGGTGATCTCGTCGTTTGTATCGCTATCGTCGTCTTTGGTAAATACGCTTAATATTATTTGCGTATTCACGGCCTGATCTTCGATACCCTTTAACGCCCTATAAATAGAGCCCTTTTTAAAAGCTTGGCTCGCGTCCTTTTTGGCTTTGTATTTTGCCTCTAACGCTTCAAGCGCCTTTGCCGTCGTCATGAAAAAATGTAGGCCGTTATCTAGGATCTCCTCGTATCCGGCGATTCCTATAGGCGTAACGCTTTCTACGCTGATAGGTCTTGCGGCCTCGGCGCTTATGGTTACG